AGCTCCTGCTTCCTTACGTTCGATTCCGCCTTGTTTTCCTTGCTGCTACCGACGAACGTCATCTGCTCCAGATCGATTCCCTGGATCTGCTTTTTGACCTTCTCGATTTTCTGCGTCAGCGTGTCTTCGCGGCCGATATCCAGCATGGAGTCCCAAGCCTTGCGCGATTTGGTCGCCACCCAATCCCAAGCTGATTCCAGCGTGCCGAGATTCGCTTTCAATGCAGCGGATCGCGAGTCCATCGCCGATGCATACGTTTTCTGCGCGATATCGGCGGCCGCGTCCACATCGCCCTTGCGCTCCAGGGCGCGGATCTGCTCATAGACCGATGCGGTCAGATAGTTGTATTTTTCATTCAACCGCTCCGTGGCCTGGAGCGGGGACTTCCCGAGATCCTGGAAATCCTTGGCTGTATCCGCAACTGCCGTGCCGATCGATTTCTGGGCGTTCACCGCGGTGAGTGCGAAGGCTTGCAGGTTGTCACGGGCCACCTTGCCGGTGCCGGCAAGCTCGGCCAGCGCCGCCGCAGCCGCACCTTGCGTGTTGCTTCCTTTACCGATCTCGCGCGCCATGTCGGCCAACTGGCCTTTAGAGACGCCGGCGGCGTTACCTGACATGACGATCGCTTTCGTGTATGCGTCGCCTTCCTTGCTGCCTTGGTAGTAGGCTAGCGCCACCGCAGCGGCGGCTCCGGCCAGCACTGTGTAGGGATTGACCAGGCCGATGGCGTAGCCGCCGAGCGCGCGCGCCGCAGCGCCGGTGCTGCCAAACATATCGCGCAGCTGGCCGCCTTGCTGTAGGAGTACGGTAAGAGGGTTTTGACCAGCCTGCAGGCTGACGACGATATCGGTGAACTGCGCCGGCACCTGGCGCAGCGCAGCGGCGGTCGCCCTCGCCGACATGCCGACGGCGTCAAGCTGGGCGCCGCCGCGACCGATCTGATTGAGCGCGCCGCTCGCCTCGGCGCGCAGACGGCTGAACTCCTGGATCGCCTGGTTGGCCTCAGCCGTGATAATTACCCGTGTTTCAGCCATTACGTTTTTCGCTCCAGGCGTCGAGCATTGCTCGCTCCATTACTTGAATCTTTGAGAACACATCCAGCTCGTCGGCCCGCTTGACACGCCACTTGCGCAACACGACTTCGACGTTGACGTAATCGAGGCCTGTCGGCCCGCCCATGCCGATGTTCCATTGGGTGCGAACGGCTTGAAACAGCTTCCAGATTTCGACGTTCTCAGGCCACAGGTAGACTTCCGGCGGCTCCTCCCGTTGTTCGGGCCTGACAACGAACAGGCCGAACGCGAGGGCCGCCTCGTCCACCGAACTCGCCCTGGCTCGCGCATCGGCCTCCGAGTGGAAGAGGCCGAGCGCGGACAGCCGGGCGAGGCTGGCTAGTTTTTTTCCGCTGCGCCGTTCTCTTTGTAGTACTTGTTGAAGCAGACGGTGGCCATGCCGGCGATATCGAGCAACGCATCGAAGGATTCGGCGTTGAACGGCGCCGGCGAATCATCCTGCTCCAGCACCAAGCGTTGATCGCGCCAGTCGGTGGTGACCTCACGCAGTACTTCCTTGGTCAGCGCGCCGTTCTCCAGCGCGTCTTTCAGTTCGTCCGCGCCCTTGCGCTTGCAGATCAGCGAGAACTTGAACGGCACGGTGCGGCCGGCGCCATCCTTCGTGTTGCCGGTGACCGGTACGACCACGGTATCGCTTACAACGACTTTGTATTTGGAGCTCATTTTTTACTTTCCTGTTGATGGCTTGCGCCGGTTAGAAACTGGTGACGATGCGGATCTCGTCGTTGCCGTTTTTCGGATTGATCTTGAGTTTGTAGCCCAGCATGCGCATCCCGTTCTTCTCTTCCTTGGTCGGCTCGGTACGCTGCACGTTGGACATAAACACCAGCACCTTCGAGCCTTCCACCGTGCCGTGGCGCATGCCGATACTGGTCAGCGCCGTTGCTTTCACGTCCGCCAGGAAATCAATCTCCTGCGCCGCCGTGAGATCCAGCTTGACCGCACCGGTGACCTTGCGATCGGTGATTGGTACCGTTTCACCGCCGATCAGCGCATTGAATGGCGTCTGGATGCCGAAATCGATGGTGATGCCTTCGCTCGGATAGGTAGTGCCCGAGGCGAGGACCGGTGCCACGGTCGGCGCATGGGTTGCGTTGAAGGTCAGCATGCCGCTGGTGGAATCCATCACCACCTGCGGAATTTGCCATGCTTCCAGGTCGGTGGTCGGCAAGCCGGCCACGGCATCACCACCATCCTTGCCGACGAACTTGAAGCTCAGCATCGGCGCTTCGCCCGCCGTCAACTTCAGGGTCGCGGTGCCTCGGGCACCGACCAACTTATGCACTACGCCGTCATCAAAGTAGTGCACCGTCAGCGATTCAAACGCCGTGGAGATGGGGGTATAGTCAACGCGCACGTCGACCGTGATCGTTTCGGCGAAGCCGCAGGCACGCAACAGCTTGCCCCATGCCGGCGGTACGCCGACATCACCGGAGCCGACCATCTCGACGTCGAAACCGACTTCCTTATAGTGGACACCGACCAGCGATTCCGAGTTACCGAGGTAGGCGCGCACGACGTTGCGGTCGACGTTCTGGGCGTTCAACGGATTGATCGACACGTTGCTGACTTCCAGCGCATTTGCTGCGCCAGAAGGCGCTGCGTCCTGCGCGTACATGGCTTCCAGCGAGGCCAAGATGGCCGTATTGCGAATGAGGCGACTCATGGGTATCTCCAATAGCCTATTGAACGGGTTGGTCTGGATCTGGCTTCGCGGGCACCAAAGTGCCGGTCTCCAGGTTGCGGGTATAGCTGCCGCCGCGCTGCGGCTCTGCGTGCGTCACCGCTGCGGCGGCCGCACCGCGATCGCGCTTGGATGCCGGCGCCACCGGCAAAGTTTCATTGGTTTTGTCTACGGTACTCATGTCGTCAAGGTCCTTCCTTTTGTTTGGTGCGATACGATAAATTTGGCCATCGTGCAGGCCAGGCTGGCGTCCATCTCGTCGTAGTCCCAGTCCAGCGTGTCACCTTCCAGTGGCTCCACGCCGGTCGCCAGACCGTTCAAGGTCGGATTGGCATCCAGGACGGCGAATACTTCTTCGGCCAGTAGGTCGGACGCCTCGTCCGGAGTACCCCCAACCATACGGCCGTAGCATTCGATCTGGATCAGCGTTCGCCAGCTCGTACGTCCACCGACCACCGAAGCGAGAAACGATGCGCTGCGGACACGTCGCACCACAACGCCCTGCGGCGAGTCGCTGCTGATCGCACGCGTTCGGGCATTGAACACCTTGCCACCCGCGATCCCGGCCGCCTTCAACACAGCGACGATCTCTTCAACCAGTTGGCGGTGCGCGGTGGTCACGCCTTCTCCAGGATGACGACGGTGAGGCCCGTAGGAAGCGCGCTGTTCGGACGTCGCTCCGCGACTTCCCATACGGCGCCGGCTATTCCGACCTGCTTTCCAATGAACTCGGACGGAAGGTCCGCATTCGAGATCACCATTTGCGGCTCGGAAGCACCCATGCCCACTACACCCACCATGCCGACCTTGTACTCGGCGTCGAAGATCACTGGCACATCGACGCCATCAATACTGGCAACCGCGTTGGCCAATTTCTTCATGGCGGCCTGGTTGACCCGGGCCTCAAGCAAATTGAACATGGTCAGGCGTTGATCTTGATGCTGACCGTGGTCACACCGTTGCCCGCCGCCGCTGTCGCATAGCCGGCCTTGGTGTTACCGCCGGCCGTGGTGGTCAGGCGGCTATTGGCCGCGTCCCAGTACAGGTCGACGCCGATGGCGACAACGTCGGTCGCCAGTTTCGCGATTTGCCAAACTTCGGTAACGGCAACGGTACCGGTTGCGTTGGGAGCGATGTCGCCCAGCGAGATGCCGATGCGTGCGCCCAGCAGGACTACGGCGCCGCTGGCGATCGCAGTGCCGCCGGCCGTGTAGTTCAGCACATCGCCTTCTTGAACATAGTTCTTTGCCATGAATGGCTCCTAAGGAAGTTGTACTGGCCGCAGGCGCGGCCAGGAGGGATACGAAGGATCAGGCGCCAGGGTTCGAAACCATGGTGCGGAAGTCCAGCGGCGCAACGCCGGCGTCCATGCGCACCTTGAACTCCACGCCGTCGACGTGCCAACCGGCTTGCTGCTCCAGGGTCGGCGTTTCGACACCGTCCAGATAGCTCACTTCGACGGTGTCGGTGGTATTGGCATTTGCTGTGCCATACCAGCCGGTCGCGGAGACGGCATCCAGGCGCGCGTCGGAGATGACTTCGAACGTGTTGCGCACGAAGTTCGGCGTCGTGTTGTTTTTGGTGGCCGCACCGACTTCGTACTCGCTTTCGCGCACGACACTGGCGGTGCCTTCCAGGGCCAACGGGACCAGCAGCTGGGCCATGCGAATATTCAGCATCGCATTGCCGTCGGTCTGCTTGCCCATCAGGACACGCATCGCGTCAACCGAGCCAGTGCTGATGGCCGAACCGTTCATCAAGTTTTTGTGGTTGGCGTGGAACAGCGCTACGCCATCGCGCATGGCCGGGTTGCTGGTCAAGATCGCATAGACCAGGTCGCCGATGGTGCGAATCGCGGCGCGGCCCATGCGACGCGGAATCTTGGAGAAGGCGTCCAGATCGTCATTGATGATTGTCTGGCGCGTGATCGAAAACATCTTCCCGAAGGTGGCCAGTTGGACCGTTTCGCCACGCTCGCCGACGGTCGCGTAGGTGTACTCACCACCGTCTTGAATCTTGGCCAGGGTTGGGAAAGTGTTCAGGTCAACGCGCTTGCCCGGCTTGAAGTCGCCCAGCGTGCCCTTGGACGTCCATTTCTGGAAGGTTTCGTCAGCTTCCTCGTAGCCCTTCAGCATGGCCTTGTCAGCCACGTTCTGCAGGAGCAGCGGAAAATCGCTGCCGGTATGGGTGAATGCGGCTGCGACCAGCGCCATCTTGTCCATGCCGCGTGCGTTGACGCCGGCGTGCGCCAGGCATTCCCGCGCCAGGTCCATCAGACCGTAGCTGCGGAAGTTGTTGGTGCCTTCGTCCTTGCCCAGTTTGGCCTTCGCCAACAGCGCGGCGGCCGCGCCGGCGCGGAACTTGTCGCGGGAGTCCTCCAGCGTGATGATATGCGTCCCGGCGGCCGGGCCGGAATCCTTGCCCAGATGAGCGAGGATCTTCGCATTGGCCTGGTCGACCGTGCAGCTTTGGTCTTCGAGGCAGGCGGCCTGGACTACCGCCATTCCCTCGTGCGCCGCGAATTTGGCAAATGCGGCGGTGATGTCAATCCGGCGCGTCTTGTCCGCCGCCAGGGCGGCGGTTGCTGCCGCACTTGCTGCGGCCTGAACGGCGTCGGCGGCTGGAGCAGCTACTGCCGCTGGAGCTGGGGTGGACATGGTCGTGTTCTCCTTTTGGGGGGTGGGTAAAGCTGCTACTGGCGCCGACGCCGGCTCGCTCTTTTCAGCGAACGAGGCGTACCGCGCCTTGATGGAATGTTTGATGTGCGCCGAAGCCGCCAACGGCAGGCTGGCGACGATTTGATCGATGAACTTGGCGGCCAGCGCCTCCTCGGCGGTGTACCAGTGGTCCTTACCGTCCTGCAGCAATGCCAGCGCGCCTACCTTGTCGCTTGAACGAGAGGCGTAGCTGGTCGCCATGGCATCGGAATAGGTGTCGAGCATGTCCGCATATTCGCGCAGCGCTACGGCGTTTCCGGACACCCATTCCATCCACGGTGCGTGGATCATCAGCAGCGCGTTTTCCGCCATCTCGATCGAATCGCCGGCCATCGCGATCAGGCTCGCCACCGATGCGGCGATAGCATCGACCACGGTGGTGACGGTCGCCTTGTGGCGTTTTAGTGCGTTGAAGATGGCAATGCCGTCGGTGACCGAGCCCCCGAAGCTGTTGATGCGCACCGTAATCGCATCGACGTCCAGCGCCGCCACCTCGCGTACAAACTCCTTGGCGGCAATGGTGTCGTCGTACCAGCTCTCACCGATATCGCCGTAGATCAGGATCTCGGCGCTGGAGGCCGCCTGCACGGCGCCGACAACCGCCTTCGCGGATGCGCGGATCGTGTACCACTTGGCCGGTTCTTTCGTTATTGGGGTAGGTGCTGGCATGTGCGTTCCTTAATCAGTTCGCACAGTTTCTGATTTACGCAGTCTCCTTTCTACGTAAAAAGGAGACTCTTCCATCGTCCTTTGCAAAAGGCATGAAATGAAAACGCCGCCCGGAGGCGGCGGCGATCACGTTCGCGATGTGCCAGTTCAGAAGTTCGGCTTGTAGGCGTCTATCCCCACGGCTAGCTTCTTGTGTCCGCTTGCTGCAGGGTGGACCATGTCGATCGTGTCGCCGACGGCGACGGCAGTGCCGGCCGGCTTGTCGGTCGCGAAACCGAACGGCATCAGGATGGTCCAGGTTCCGTCGCCGTTGTCGGTCACTTTCTTGATGCTCCGCCCAGCGGCGGCACCGGAAAGAGTGGCGCCGAAGCCAAGCGGATCGAGAATGAAACCGCCATCTTCTGGTGGCGCGGTTGCCCCCGTCACGCGGATCGTATTTGCCCCGGACACGTAGTCGAAGCCGGCCGCAATGGTCCCGGTCCAGGAATTTGGTGGCCATTTACTGCTGTCGCCTGATGCGCTTAGATATGGAGCCACGTCAATAAAACCTTGCACCAGGCCGCCCAGGTTATCCAGTCGCAACTTGCCCATCAGTTGCTGAACTCCACTGCCCGCAGGGTATGCGGCCGTCTGATTGGCTGCCGTGCTCAGGCCGTCAGTAGTTGCAGATGCCTTGCACACAATCCCGACCTGATGAATCGGCTTACCCGGGAATTCGGCTTTCAACAGTGCGATATACGCTCTATATTTGGCCTCGATATTTGCGGCACTAGTGCCGCCGGAGCCGAAGCCGTTGGTGCTGTGTTGGCTGACGAGCGCGTCAAATCCGACCGGTGTACCCATTTGCAGCAAGTCGAGCTTCTTGGCCACCGCGACACGGCCGGTGTCGACCCAGTAACCCAGACTGGAGCCTGGGATGCACTGGTTTGCGCAGGACATCGGGGTCCCCATCGCCATGCCACGGCTGAGGAAGCCGAACACGCCGTCTGTCTGTGTAAAGGAGGTTTCGTTCTGGCCCTCGCCTACGCTGTCTCCGCCAAAAGCCAGAATGACCTTGCCGTCGGACCCGTAGCACTCAACGGTACTTGGTCCCCATTGTCCACCAACGCCATTCGCGCCGGTTGCCGGCAGCACTCCACTGTTCAGCATCGCGACCTGCGAGGTGGCCGCCGAGCCGATGGAACCTTCCAGCGTGGAGTTTGGCCCGAAGTCGTAGTTTGCCGGTACGGCGCCGCCGCTAGGCACCGCATAGGCGTTCATGATCCAAATGTGGCGGCCCGCAGGGATATCCCCATTCGTAGCCAGCAAGTCGGTCACAAAACCGACCGAATTTACAGTCGGGTCGTAGGTGATCGCATTCGTCGAACCGGCCACGGTGCCGCGCAGGCGCGTTGTCGTATTGACGTCCTTCGTCGCGCTATGGGCAATCCACCAGCCCCGGTGCGTAATGCTGTTCGGCGCCGCGCTTTCGAGGTTGGCCGCGTTGGTCCAGTGCAGCGGAAAGCGCGCTTTCCAGCCATACGGAACGTATGGGCAGTATCCGAGATAGATCCAGTTTCCCTGTTCCAGGCTGGTGCCGACGGTAGCAGACGCCATCGGCGAGCGCGTGCGGTTCCCGAAGACGCGGGAAACAGATGCGCTCGGTGTCACCACCAACGACGCGTTTGATTGCGGGCCTGTTCCTTTCACGTTCTGCGCCGCCACCTTGGTGTACATCGCCACACCGTTCGGTAGGCCACTGATATTGATAGGCGATGCGGCGCCAGTGGCAAGGCCGAGCTGGTAGTCATCCGCAGCGCGGTATGCGTAGACGACGTAACCTGTGACCGCCGAGCCGCCATTGTCCCCAGGCGCGGTGAACGTCGTCGAAACCGATCCGCTGCCCGCGCTGGCCGCGCCCATCGTCGGCGCAAGCGGCGCCGTGATGGGCACCTGGACGCCAACCGCCGCGCCGGGCAAGTATGTGATCGGACGGGCGCCGATCACATAGCCACGGTCGCTGAGCTGGATCGTGTAGGTCGAGCCGCTGGCTACGACCGCGCCGAAGTCGACGGCTGGGCCGCCGGCATCGGGCGCGCGCGTAAACTGGATGGTTCCGCTCCCCAGGCGATACGCCGCCTTGACCAAACTTCCGACGGTATTATTGCCGGTTACACGCAGGTCCGATGCGGCGAGCTTGGTGGCGGCGACTAGCGCTTGGAATTCGCCGAGATCGATCATTGCCTCACCCAATCTGTCGAGCTAGTCAGCTTTCCGCTGGTGTAGACGTAGTTTTTCACAAACACCTTGTCACCAATCGTCCAGGTGTCGGTGATCAAATTGTCCGACACGTCGTAGCCGTAGGCGTGCGAGCCGCCGCCAGCTGCCGGCAGGCCGTTCGGATCGACGACCGTGATCTGCTGAATCCGAAGGGTTGGATCGTCCGGATGTGGCAAGCCCGCCGCTGTATTTGCTACTACTGATTTGATCATGGTGTCCTTCCTGCAGGCTACTCGGCCTGCTCTTCGGTTTGAGGAGGTGGCGACGCCGGCTCTGCCGGCGCTGCCGGTTGTTTCATGACGTTTGCGAAGTCGGAGGAAAAGTACAGCCCCATCTTTCCGGCCGCAGTCCGATGTGCGTTAATCTGTTCCAGCACATCACGTGGGTTTGCGCCGCGCTTGCGCATGACCTCTACCTCGCTGGCGAAACCCGCCTGCACCAGCGCGGTCCAGGCCAGCGCCTCTTTCAACGGATCGATCCACGGCATCGACTGGCCGACGAAGAGCGCGTCGTCCATCGTTTCTGGATCGACATCCTTGGGAGCCTTGATGACGCCGGAAATGTGAGCGATCTGTACAAAATCCTGCCACACAGGCTGTACGTACTGGCCCACGAAGTCGTCCGTGAGCACCGCGTAGTTGATCCACTGCTCTACCAGTTCCTGGCGCTGCGCCGAATAGGTGCCCCCGTAGTCGCGGGCGACACTGGAGTAGCTGGCGCCGATGCCGGCGACTGCGGCGCGCAGCTGGCCGCTGCGGAACGTGATCAGGTTCGGGTTCGGCCGATTCGAATCGATCATGCCGATTTCTTCGCCGGGTTTCAGCGTATCGATGATCATGCCAGGTGACATGCCGATCTGTGGTGACGCGCCTGCCGGTTGACCGTTGGGGTCCACCTCACCGTACATGGTCGGGTCGCCGCGCTTGACATACGCGGTCAGCGAGGCTGCAACCTTGGCCGCAATGCGCTCCGACTCCTCGTAATCTTTGATATCTTCCAACCGCGTGATGACGCTGGCAAAAATCGAGACCCCACGGATCTGGCCGATGCGGTCGACCGACGCGATGTGGTGCATGTTGGCGGCCGCGATGCGCTTGAGGTCATAGTTCCGCTTCGACCAGTTAAGGCCATCCGGAAACGTCTTGTAGCACCAGTAGCCGATGGCGCGGCCCCACACGTTGCGCTCAATGCCCTGCTGGATACCCTTGGCCTCGTCGAAATGATCCATGGGGACCAGATCCGGCTCCATCAACTCCAGCGAGTACGGCACGCGCGTGGCGTGATCCAGCAAGGGCACCGTGCCCTTCAGGCGTTGGCTGAAGCACTCCCCGTCTCGGAACCAGGTATTGCACACCAGACGCTGCACCTTCGCCCAGTGATGTTTCTGCGTTACCTCGGGGTTCAGGCACCAGTTGCGCCAGCCCTCACGTAAGGCCAGCGCATATTCTTCGTGGATGGTGCCGTCCCTGCGGCGCGGCTGCGGCTCGATGCCGATGCCGCCTGGTCCGATGACGTTGTTGACCATGGTTCGCAACGCGCCGCGCGCGATATCATGGTTCTGCTCCAGGTTACGCGCCAAGCCGCGCAGCGCGACGGCGCCCTGCTGCACTTGGGCATCGGGCGAACGGTTGTCGCGCGCGGCTTTGCGTAAACGAGATGGCTTGGCGGCTTCGTACTGGTTCAAGATATGCCGCGCGTGCAGCCGCCGCAAACCGGCATTCGGGTTGATCGCGGAAACGATCCGGTCCAGTAGGTTGAGCCGAATCTTGGGGGCCGATGGCGTCATCAGTTCTCCCGGAAGTTTGCGAGCGAGAACCCGGTGCCGCCGAAAGTCGGCCGGCCGGCGGCGCGGCTTACCTCGGCGGCTATTCGCCGCTCCCACTCTATGCGGCCGGCGCGAACCTCACTTAAATCCTCCATGCGCAGCGTGCGGTCACCAAAGCGCACTTCCTTGCCTTCAAGGATAGCGGCTTCGGCCGCAAAGTACTTGGCGAGCATTGCGTTGGCATCGGTCATTGGTTACTCCTCGGTGTGGACGCCTGAAGTTACCGTATGCCGAGTCTCCTTTCTACGGAAAGATGAGACACCGGCCGCCTCGTCGGCGCTGCGCAAGTCTTTGTAAAATTGACCGCGGCTGATTCCGAACTCGGCTTGCAGTTCACGTCGATTGGTCATGTTGTAACGAGCGCGGATCGCTTGGCGCCGCGCCTCGACATCCACGGCGATTTTCTTAACGTAGACTGCCTGCCCTCCCCACGCCAACCGCAGCGCACCTTCCAGCTTGGTCACAATATCGTCCGAGAGGACTGCGGTTCCGAGCAAGGCGCGGGCCTCGTGAATCATCGCGCTGACGATGTCGTACTGTTGTTCCTGGTTCATCTGAATCCTCTACTCGCCCAATCATCGGACGCAAATGGGCTGCTGCTACGAGGCTGCTGTTGTGCCTGCGGTGGACGCGTGGCCGCCGGCGCCGGCGCCGCTGCGGGCTCTGCGGCTGGCGCCGGAGATGGCGCACTGATAGTCATCGGCGTATTGAACATGTCGCTTATCGCTGGCTGCACTTGCTCCTCCAACTGGTCCCAGAACTTCGCCGTCTTCTTCGCCAGCTCCAGGTGCGTTTCGAGCCATACCAAGTAGACGGTGCAATCCCAGGCCTCGACGCGCTTGCGCATCGCCGTCCAGCGCGATTCCTTTCCGTGGGCGGTAGCTCGCTCAACGCGAGCTTCACCTGCCATTTGCTTGAAGAATTCATCGCTCGCATCCTTTGAAAAGTGCATGTAGCCTGGTCCCGGCCGCTCGATGCCGAGGCGGCCGTAGATCAGGTCCTTGGCCAAGTTGGTGCCAACGCGCCAAAGCATCATCCCGCGCTTACGGACCTTGCCGCGCCAGTCGATATCGACGCGGGAAACCCCGTCCTTGATGTGCTTCTCCCGGCCGGAGCTGCCGCGCACCGCGAAGATTTTTTTGTCGGCATGGGTATGCACGAAGTTGTAGACGGCCTGCGTGTGGTGTCCCTGCGAGTCAATCGAACTAGCGTGGATCTTCAACTTGGTGCCGGCGGCGTGCTGGAATTCCATCTCGAACAGATACTCGGCGACGTCCTGCCAGACCTGGTCCTCGGATGGGTTTCCGTAGAAAATTTTGTAATCGACCTGCCAAGTCTCACAGCCGCGCCCGTAGGCGCGAACGGTGATCTCGATCCGGTTGTCCTGTGTGTCGCCGCCGGCGAGCAGCAGCAGCCCGCCGCGCGGCACGGTGCCGAAGGTGTGCGGCTCGGCGCGCTCCTTCAGCTGATCGGCGTCGGTCTTCTCCATCTCCAGCGCCCAGGGCAAGCCCAGCGTCGTGTTTGTGAAGGTCTTCAGCTTGGTGATGTCGCCGCTCTGCGCCTTCTCGAATGCCTCTAGGAATTCGTTGACCAGGTCTGACCAGGTCGCCATCTCGCTGTACGCGGTCCAGACGTGAAAGGCGATGTGCTGTAGCGGTGCGATCACGGCGCCGGCTGCGTTGCGGAACATGCCAGCGGCATCGATCGTGATGCTGCCGTCGACGTTCTGCCAGCGGCCTTGCTCCGCAACGGCCAGGTACTCGGCCTGGGTGATCAGCAGCGCGCATTCAGGGTTCGGGCAAAGGTGGCGCACCGTGCTGGGATCGCCGTCAATCCACTTGAATCCGGTAGTCTCGTCCTTCTTGCCCCATGCCAGCGGGTGGAACAGGCCGCAGCTCGGGCACGGAATGGCGTACTTGAAACGCTCATCGGCCGCATTGTAGCGGTCCTCGATCAGCGAGAAGCCGGAAAGCTTCGGCGTCGAGCCGGTGACCATCTTAGGAAAGGTAGCGCCCTCGACGCGCTTGGCAGCCAGCTTGTCCGGCGAGCCCTCCTTCTCGATGTCCCGCAGGAAGGCGTCCAGCTCATCCAGGAAGGCAACGTCCACCGAGATCCGGCGGTAGGCGCGCGCCGCCGTGCCGCCGCGCGTGTGCAGCAAGCAGCCGAGGAACTTCTTTTGCGACAGCGTGTTGTCTTTGTGCCGCGCCATATGCGCCGGCATCGCCTTGGCCATCACCTTGACGTCGCGCAGCATGGTGTCCAGCTCGGTCTTGACGAACTCGTCGTTGTCGCCGTCTGTCGGCTGCCAGAGCGCCTGGTTGCGGCGCTTGTGCTCAGCGAAGTAGCCGAGCGCGGCCAGCAGGATTTTCGTGTAGCCCACCCGGGCCGACTTCATGAAGTCGATGAAGCGGATGTCGTCGTTGCTGATGCAGGCCATGATGGCTCGCTGGAACGGCCATGGCCGCCAGTCCTGCTCGACGTATGAGGATTCCTTGGATAGGTAGAAGTGCTCTCGCGCCCACTCCTCCAAGGTCATCGGGTCCGGCACGCCGAAGGTGCCAAGCCCCCGCGCCAGCGTGGAAGCGAGTTCCGGCGACCGCCAGCCGACGACCTCGTACATGTTGCTCACGGGTCGATCTCCTCATCGCTGGACTCGTCGATGTCATCGCCACCGTCGGCGTCCTTCTCGCGCAGATCGGCCAGCGACATGCCGGCGACGATGTTGCGCACGCGCGCGATCTCGGCGCCGATGGTGGTGATCTCGTCGGCCGACAGCGACGGTACGCGCCGGCGCACGCCGCCGGGTATAGCTTCGAGCATTCCGGCGATGCGCGCGCCGGCTTTCGCCAGCACTTCCTCCAGCAGCGCCACGGGAGCGAGTTCCTTCAGCGAGACGGCGTTCTGCAGCGCCACGCGGATGCGCTGCTCCCGCGCCAGTCCAGCCCGCTCCGTCGCCAAGTCCAGATCACCGATGGCGGCGCGGCCGGCCGCCTGCTCGCGCAGGTGCGAACAGTAGGCGTGGAGCACCAGCAGGCCCGGCGCGCTGGTGTCCAGCACGCCTCGCCCGACAAGGTTGCCAACGGCCTGCTGGCTGATGCCGACGAGCGAGCCGAATTCGGCCTGCGTCATAGGCTTGGTCAGGTCATGATCCGACAATACAACCCCCTGGGAATGGGCCTGTGACTAGCGCGAAGTCAGGGTTCGAATTACCCCTGACAGCCGAGGCTAGGGAGTACCTTTGGGAAATGTTGCTTTTCATCATCATTTCATTGAAGCAATCATGCTGCGTCGAAACAGTTTCTTTTGACGCATCGTTTTCGCGCCCCTGCGGCGGCGCGCGACGGCACGTGCGACGCTGGGCACGCGCCGCTGAGGGCGAGCCATCGCAGCGTCAATAACGATGCGATGCGCCTCGGTGAGCTCGCCCTCGTCGAGATACCGCAAGCTCGGCGTAAGTGCGTCGATCATCTCGCGGTCTCCTGTGCTTCGATGTAGGCTCGCGCGAACTCATTTGCGAATTCGGTTTCAACGGCCTTCTCGGCCACGTACGTGAAGTCATAGACCGACTGATATAGGGCGGAGCGCACGAAGAGCAGGACGGGTTTGATTGCGGTGCCCCTCGCAAAGCTCACGCGCTGATAGACGCCCAGCGGCAGGCGGTCACCAGGATGGCCGACGAAGTATGTGAAGCCTTGCACGCGCTTGCTACCACGGGCCAGCCGGGCCCTGCCCTTGTCCGTCATGTTCGCCTTGTAGCCCATCTCAGGGAACGCGCGGAAGAACGCGAGGATCTGAACGATCTGGCCCCTGCTCATGTTGCCGTATGCGTCCAGCTTTGCGCCTTTACCCGGCACCGCCAGGTAGCCCACTGGCATTACGCCGGCTGCGGTAAGCGCACGCTCAAAGCGCTTCAGCTGACGCTGGCCACCGCTGACCTGTGCGGCCAGGAACTTCGACGCCGGCACGGCCTTGGTCGCATCGTCCTTGAGCTTGACTTCAGCCTCCAGCCTGGTCTTGGTCGCCGGCCGCACGAACACGCTGCTGAGCGTGTAGGGCGTGGGATTTCGGAAGACATCGCGCATCTCACGCACCTGCGCCTCAGCCGCCTTCTGCGCTGTGCGGGTCAGCGCCACCCTGGTGGCGAAGGTCACCTGCTTCTGGCCTGCTGTACCGAACGCGGTCATGCTGGCGATTGCTTCCCGAACGTCGATGCCCATCAGCTCAGCCCCAGCGCCTGCTGCGCCAACTTCATGCAGTGGAGAGATGCAGCGTTCCCGCGCGCCAGCACATCGCGCGCCCACTGCCGGCCGTCGCCCTCAGGCCTTGTATTTTGGTCTTTGATCTTCAGCTGAGCGAGCAGCGCCCTGGCCTGAGCCGGTGCCGTCGCGGACTTGCCGGGCGCCGGAAGCGCAGGCGCCGGCGCGGGCACCGGCTGCATCACGGACTTACCCAGCTCAGCGACCAGCGCCGCCTCCCAGCGCGACTTGAGCGCAGCGTAAGGCTGCGTCGCCACCTCGCGGCGACCGACCCGAACCCATGCCCAGTAGATCGCGGGTGTCGTCCATTCATCCGGCTCGCTGCGGTCACGGCGCCCACCCTGCTCCACCGCCTCATGGAAGGCGACCACAGGATCCACCGGCGGCCGGCAGAGGGCAATAAACTCCGGCAGCGTGGGCGGCCAGTTGCGCGTCTTCAGCGCGAGCACTCCGGTGCGGAGCTGCTCGTCCGTCAGCGTGCCCAACTCCAGCGCCCAATGCCGCTTAACGGCCGACGTGTCGATGCCGACCCACTGATCGGCGAACTTGACGCCGTAGGTGTAGGTCATTTTCTGAAACAGGCTTTCGATCCAATGGTGCGGGATCGCGGCTTCAGGCCAAGGGGTTGATGTCGATAAATTGTGGCTGCTGCTCATGGTTTCTCTGCCCGGTCAATCCTTCGATGGTTTCGCGACGTGCGCGGTCTTTGGCGGACTCGCCGCCGGGAGATGCGCGCGCCTGCGGGATAGCACCGGCCAAGCGCACCTGCGCTGCCTCCGCGCACCATCGCTGCAAGATCGCCACCAGGTAGCCCAGCTTGATCTCCTCGTCGCCCTTCGACCTCTTGGCCTCACCGCAAGCCGAGACCGCCGCTTCGATCGACAGGCCCTGCTTCGAAAGAGCGACGAGGCGAGGATCCGCCGGCTGGCAGCGCACGCCCTGCTGGCGCAGCGCGATGCTCAACTCGACCGGGGTCGCCCCGCGCGCGCCGTCTTCGATTTGTGTTGGCTGTGCTGCGGGGTTGTCCTGGTTCTGGTTCTGGTTCTGGTTCTGGTTCTGGTTAGCACCTTCGCGCATGCTGCTCGCATCCTGCGCGCACTGTTCGCGCACCGTGCGCGCACCCTGCTCGCTTGGTGCGGGATCAAGGTCAAGCGGTGCCTGTGCGCCTTGCTGCGAATCCGATGCTGGCAGCGCTTGACGTCTTGCCGCCCTGGCCTTGCCGCCGGCGCTCGCCTTCTCCAGGCCTTCCTGATACTTCTTGATGTCGTCCTGACAGCGCTGGTTGAACCAGCCAGGTTCGGTCAGCACGAAGAAGTCGGCCAGCACCTGGCGCGCCGCCTCCTGCTCTTCGGGTGAGATGATCAGCAAACGCCGGAACAGCTTCGACTCGTCGGCGGGCAACGGCGCCTCCAGCTCGAAGTACAGGTCGCGCATGTCGCGATAGATGCTGCGCTCGAGGCGGTTGCAATGCCTGGTCTCGCTATTGAAGTCGCCGATGTGGTGCGGGTAATAATTCATTCGTGGCGCGCGCAGCGGTTAATCTTGATCCGACACGGACTTGGCCACGGGCGCGCGGCAATAGACGCGGAACATCGTTGTCATGAGTTCCTTCATCGTCTTGTGCATGGCACCCTCAATGCGCTGCAGCTTGGCGCGCTCGCGTGCATCGATCTCGCCATCCTCAATGGCGGCGCGATATTCGCGCGACAGATCGCCGATCTCCCCGTATAGCTCGTGGAACTTGCTTTCCAGCTCAATGCCGTCCAGCGGCCCCGCCACCGGCAGTTCGATGAACACGCCTCCGGAAGCCTCGGCCACAGCTTGGGCAAAGAGCGTCGTGCCCGAGTAGGCCTGCACCATCATCGCAGTCTCGACACGCATACCGTGCCCACCCAGTTCGTACACACGGGCTTCCAGCGACGAACGCTTCATGCCCAGCGTGGCAGCCGTGCCGTTCCATCCGTGCACGGTGATCATGTCCTTATAGGACTGCGTGAAATCGCTCACAGGTATTTCCTTCCATTCCCTACGTTGTAAACCTGGCCCTCGCGTTATACGATTGCCGCATTGATAATTGCAAAAACGAAACAGAACCTAAAATGAGCTACTATTCCCAATCCAAAACTTACGAAAAAGGAACGAAACATGGCCTACGACGAAGTCCAAGCGCAATCTCACGCTCTCGATCTCGTGAAATCCGCGTTGCAGAGCGCAGCCGTGAGGCTGCAGGGACCGCCGACATTTGCCCCCGACGCGGAAAAATATGGGGAGGCCGACGCGAAGTACCTCGCCAAGCTGATCAAGGATCTGACGGCGGCCTTGCAGAAGTAGGCGCGGCGCGCTCCGCATCAAATGCCGCCAGCCCTTTCGCAAAAGCGCTGGCGGCTTTCTCAGCGTCGACGCCAGCGTTATCACCTCCGCCGCAACGTTCGACGGATTCCCCAATCACGTGCGCCAACAGCTCATGCAGCGACCTCTTCGCATGGTCGACACTTTCGGTAGCGCGGGCGGGAAATTGGTTTCGGCGTAGCTTCATTTCGTTCTCTCAAGGAGTGAGTCATGCAATCGGTAGTGCATCCAACAATTTTTTTGATCAGCGGCATGCGCTTTCAAGTCGTCGCCCAAATCGCGCTCACCGACCAGCAGGCGGCGAAGGTTGCGATGCGCTTCTATCGCATGCGGAAATTCACAAAGAAGGATCAGGGCAAGCTGTTTCAAGTCCTGACGTCGATCGACCACGACTCGATAACGCTGTTCTGAGCGCACCGAAGTCTGCTGCACAAATTCCGAGATCGGCGGCGCACATCGCGCTCGTCAAATGGTCAATGACCGCCGGCGCCCAGCGCATCGGCAGCAGCAACCTCGACGCAGTTTCACTGCACCAGATCTCGACGATCCCATCGTACGGTCCAGAGAACGAAATCATGGCGCTCGAAAGGAGCGCCTGCCGAGCGCGCTTGATGCGCCGCATGGATTTGCCGCCGGCAGACTTCACGCGTGCGGTCTTGCCACGCCAGGTGTACGGTTTTCTTACCTTCGGCATGTCAGTCCCTGTTTTGGAAGTTGCGGCACTCAGGCCGTTGTTTATTCAGCAGTTGCATTGCACAACCACGCCTTTTGCCAGGGCCAGCCGGCGTATCGAATGGCTCACAAGCAAGCCAAGACATAAAACGACGGATCAGTTTGCGCATATCGCTCTCGGGTTAGGTTGTCGCTGGATCGGTGCTGCGCACATATGCCCAGTCGACCTTCGCGTTAAGAAGTTCGCAGCGCACTTCAGTGAGCTTCTCGATCTCTGGACAGTATTCCGCTGGTACGCCGTTCACCAGCCACTGCTGCACAACTTGGTACCGCACGCCGAGGGAATCAGCGAACGCCTTCAAAGTCGGGAATTTGGAGATTGCGCTCGCAAGCGCATCGGATGGCGTTGGTTTTTCCATGTGCTGATTCTACTAGAAAAACTAGTACACACAAGAAATTTCTGTATTGGCACAATAAATTCTTGTGTTCATACTTGACCTATGAGCATTCATTCCCGCATTAAGTCCCGTCGACTGGCGATGGGCTTCACGAGTCACAAAGCACTTGCCGACGCTTTAGGCGTGAGCTGGCAAACCGTTCAGCTATGGGAAAAAGAAGGAGGCACCGCACCTAAACGAGATCGCCTTGAAGCAGTCGCAAAGGTTCTTGGAGTGCCAAGCACCTGGCTATTACAAGGCGGCGTGCTGGTTAAAACTGACAACACTTTAGTGCATCCGGACGCCACATTTACCTTCGCAAACGCGAAGCAGCCGCCGGTACACGTCGAGTATATCTTTGCTACGCAGGAGGAAATTCATCTGCTCACACTGTTTCGAACGGCAGATGACCGCGAGAGAAGTGAATTAATGGATAGGCTAAATGCACTAAAGAAAGTAGTCGCCTTACCCACGCTTGTTACTGGGAACCAGACTTAGTCTAGGCAGCTGTGGTGAGTCCATCATCGGATATTTGCGCGCCGACTGCTCCATTAAAATTAAATACTCGGCGCGTGCGCGACAGTCCATTTTTTCGTACGCCGCAATTATCCTATGCAAATTTTCCATATTTCCCAAGCATCACAAATGTTTACAGTGTGCTAACTATATTACATAGGCGGAAGGGTAGCATCTGACAATTAGAGGGGTCTTTTACCGCTAGTTCACAAACGAAATGTAACAAATTCTCACATTTTGCCTTCATTATGAAGGAGATTTTACCCGATAAGTTGAATCCTGAGAAACAATTAGGCGATGAAGAATTCGCCCAT